AAACCGCTGAATTTGACTCACTACCATCAAGCGGCACTGCAATATAAAATTTATTATTAGCATATGCTGAAACTGCTTTATGAGCCATGTGCCAATTGATCCTATCGATTAAAGGCTGGATCGGCTCACTAATGGGTTGATCTATTCCTTGGACTGCGCCGCTTTCAGTAATGCCAAGACTACAAACACCCCGCTTCTCACTTAAAAACCAAACATCCCGACCAACGCTGACTATAGATTTTGCTGCCGTACATCCATACGCACTACTTAATTGATCGAGTACTAGATCTGTCAAATTGCCATAAACATTCTTAACCATATAGACTGAAGACTGTTTAAAACAAACAACTGTTGTTTGATCAAATTTATGGAGAGCAACAAGTGAATCAGCGCTGCCTTGATTAATTCTAAAGTTAGATAAAACAGGCTGATACCTTGTAACATTTAAATAATCACTTGCGGCTACAAGATCACGCGAATGTGGAATTAATAATCTGTTTTGAAAATAAATCGCATTGTCAGCATTTGGAATTAGATCAGTTCCATCACCCTGATCGTTCTCATCATAATCTATTGTGTTATCGATTTGATCTACTGGAATAAATCCTTCCAGTAATGTTTTTAAAATATAAACAGGCTTATTTTCACCTCGAAACATTAACACCTGATTAAACGCCTGGACAAAAGTTACTGAGCCTCCCGCATCGATTAAGCCAGAAAGTTTGAAAGCAAGAATGCCTTCACGGGCAGCATAAACTCCGCTTGAAGTTGCAATTAATAAATACTCAGTTGTATTTGGATCTGAATAAAGACCAACCCCGTAAACTTTATCAAATTTAAATACTCTACTTCCTATATCTTCCCACTCTGAACTATTTAAATGACCAGAACCGTTTAAAGGAGTGACAATTGATGAAATGTTTGCAGCTTTACGCTTAAAATATGGGCCGTGATCTGGGTTACTTAATGGACCTGAAGCATCCACCCAAGTTTGCCCTGCCGTAGTACAAGTTGATTGAGTCGTATAAGTGGGACTAAGGCAATGCGCTGATCGAGGTTGTACTTGCGCTGGTTCAGTTATTGTTACGTTATCAATTGCACCAGCAAAATCATCGCTTGCTTGTATTTTTAATTTTGTAGGATCTGCGCCAGTACAATGAATAATGCGACTAAAAGACCCAACAGCACTTAAACTATGCCCAGCGGTGGCTGGATTAGAACTTGTGTTACCAACAAACGGTGTAACTTTTCCGCTCGTATAAGAAACTATATCAAAAGTAACTAAATAATCCCTTCCAGCCGCAGTGCCAACTTCATAAACCAAGTTTTCGGCTGAACCTACAATGTTTTGATTTGTGCAAGTAGCAACACCAGATCCAATAACCCATCTAGGAGAACTTGGTGTGCCGCTTGAGTTTTCCATACTCCAGCCTGTGCCAGTGCTAAAATCCCCAACTGCTAATCCAGTAGCAACAACTTGCGCGGAAATAACTCCACTACTTGAAACTGTAGCTCGTTTCCCACTGTAACGAACTATATCCCCTTGAGAATAGGTTTTATGTTGGTAGTCATCTTCAGCTTTATTACTCCAAGGTAAAAGGACTACCCCCTGCCTTGTTTTTGCTACGCCGTTTTCAAACCTTTTATTGCGAGCGTTTGCAGCTAACCCCGGAGACAATTGCGCTGGATCGAGGCGCATATTGACCCCAACAAATCCTTGATCTCCATCTGTAACATATTCGGGCATTATTTTCGCTCCAACTCGTATTCATATTCAGCAAGTTTATTCAGCACTTCCTTTGTGAAATGTGGTGCTGCTTTCGCTGCTGCCTTGAATTCTGGATGCTTCAGCATCCGATCCACGGAATTCAATTGAGTCTGCTGACATCCCACCGCTAATAGCAGCATCAATAGCAGCATCGATCCGGTTAGTTTTTTCCTCATATCGTTCTCGTGCATTCTTTTCTTTTATAGCATTATTTAATTGAGCCAATAGCTTTGCCAATATTGGAAAAGCATTTATCAAGGTTGCTATTGCCTTGATGAATCCCATTTATTTATTGGCCTCAGTTTTAATGCCGTGACGCACAAAAATGGCGAGTAAACTTGTAATGCCTACATTGATTGCAGAACCTAGCTCCAACTCACCAGTCATGTATCCTGCCAATGCGCCGATAACTCCTGTGATCCCCGTCCATAATGTTTTTGATTTTAACATAATTATTTTATCCTTTTTATTATTTGTCTTTTCTTGGATGTCCGTCTTTTAAGTCTTCAATATCTTTTTGAATTATTGAAAGTTTTTCATCCATCCTAATTAACATTTCTTTTTCCGACTTCCCATCTTGTTGAAGAATTTTGATTGCTGCTTCATTTGAAGATACTCGATGAGGTAAAACAAACCATGCACCGATTACTCCGGCAGAGGCTACGACCATGCCGAATATTAAAGAAAAATTATTCAACTTATCTCCCATTTTATTTTTATGATTTAGCTAAATCGACAGGCTCCATTGAGCTTGCCATCATTTGTGTGAACTTTGCCATGCCTTCCGCTGGTGGATTTTGTTTGGCAGATACCGATAGATCATATTTTGCGGAGAAGTCTGTAGACCTAGTATTTTCAGATGAACTTGTAACTTTACCAGTGTGTGAAAAATTACATGAAGCTCTAGTTAAGAACCCTCCTGAGATTGAACCTCCTGCGGTGTTAGTGCTTTCACTACCCGTTTTTTCGGTGTTCTCTGTATGATTCTTAACCTCCATCGTAAATTTGATTTCAGTATCTTGAATCGACAAGTTTGGAATTGTTACCATGCTGATGATAGGCATCTTAACCAACTGCTTTGCAGTTTCGCCACTTGTGCCATCCATTAACCGCTCGATTTCGACATCGATTGTACGAGCAACGCTTTTACCGTCTTTTGTTTCCCAAGCAAATTCCTCGCACCATTCCATCGTTGCGGCACTTAACTGCTTCTGTCCTTGGGCGCACGCTACAAGGGGATCTAATATTAAATCTTTTAAAGGAAGCCCTTTAAAATTAGCGAGTTGTTTTTGATCGGTAGTTTCAGCCATTTTATTTTAGTTATTAATAGTTTGTTTGGTTTACTAAAGAATCACCGACACGAGCCAAACCTTCAGCCTTGTCGCATCCTTTAAATTTTATTTTAACTTTTGCCATTCGCTTTCTTCTTAATCTTCCCAAATTAGCTAACAGACCTTGTTTTTTGTTCCTTTCAATCTCGACTTCTAACGCAACGGAACATTCATCGATTCGCAACGCGTGGTGCGGGACAAGTGTAAATAAAGGTATTTCGACGGATTTCCCATTAAGCTCCAATTTAGTTGTCTTGGGCTTGCCATCTTCAAAATACGTTTCATGTATTTGTTTGAGATAATCTGCTTCGACGGCTTTTTGTGCGGCGCAAATACTTTCATAAAGTTCATTAAATAATTCGGTTACTTTTGGCATAAAAGAGGGAGGAGGCTAATTCGCCTCCTCCTTTGACTCAGGTTCCTCAACCACTTCATTATTAGGATTAAGATGTTTAATCAGTTTTTCTGCCACTGATCTAGCATGATCATGTGCATCTGCATTTACAGTTGCACTGCGTGTTATTGTGTACAATTGCTGTACCCCGTTTATTAGTTCTTTTATTTTATCGTCCATGAGAAAATTAATGCAGCACTGGCATTTGCTTTGTTTGTTTCTCTTGCCTTTGCAATCTGTCTAATAACTCTGCCAACGCTTTATCTGACAAAGCTTGTTGCACTCCGGCTAATTGTTCTTTTTCATCTGCCATTAGCAGATCAGCCGCCGCGCCATGTGTTAAAAACGCATTAAAGTCTCTTGGTATATTTATCTTACTCCATTGCCCTCCCCCATCTGACGGGTCGTTACTGCCTGAAGCTGTATGAGCAACTATTGTTTCATACAAATCAAAGTCTGCACCACTAGCTGGAAACCTAACTACATCACCAAGCACATAAGAGGTTCCTGATGTCCATGTAGTATAAAATAAATTAGGTACTGGTTGTCTGTATTCAATGTAAACAACATTGGGACCGTTTATAACCTGAATTCCGTTTTCACTTTGATTGAATAATTGCTGTTCAGCTTTACCGTTGGTTCTAGGATTATCATTCCAAACCTCTACAACATCCCCAATTTTGTTTTTGCCTGTTTGCTCCCAAGCAACGTACTTATCTAACTCAGTTAACTTACCCCATCTTTCATTTGAGCTTGTGGCATTTGGGACAAGTGTTCCACTTGAAGTGTGTGCTGTATGACAGGCATAAAATAATCCATCAGAAGCATACTGAACAATATCACCTACATTATAAGCCGCGCCAGCAACCCAAAGATTTTCGCCATAACTTTGTTTTGATTCAGCCCAATGAGTTAACGCAGTTGGGACATTGCCAGAAGTTTGTTTAAGTGCTTGGTAATATTTTTTCTCTGTCGGATAATAAACCTCTGATCCCGCTGCATATGTAGTACCACTAGCATAGATGGCGCGGTAATATCTTTTTTCTACTCTTGTTAAATCTGGCCAAGCGAAGTACTGCCAGATTTGTTTTAAACGAATATCTAAATAAGATTTTATTAAATCAGAATCATCATTTGATAATTCTGAATATACTCGTTGAGAATAAGAGACAACACGTTTAATTATATCACTGTAAGCTATTGTTTCCACGGAGTTGCCTCTTTGTTATCTTTAAGAAATTTTTTGACGTTAGAATCGTCTTTCCAGAAATCAGGATCTTGTTGCACCCATCTAAACCAAGTGCGAGCATCGATCACTCCTTCAAGATGAAGTTCAGCCTTCTTGTTATGTTGATAGTTTTTGTATCGCTGAAAAATTGATCCTGCACGTTTACGATACTTTGCTTTTTCTGCTCTAACATAATCCTTATGTAACTTTGGATCACGCAAAGCGCGGGCAACGGAGGCGGCATCCCGCCCCCGCTTCCCGAACTTGGGTATAAGTATTTGACCCGGCATTAACCGTTGTCTACTGCGGGATCTTTACGATCCGCTGCCTTATTGATTCTGCACCAAATGTTGACTGAACCAGCAGTCAAGTTGGCTCCACCCGTTGTTGTGGTAAGAATGACTTTAGCAATTAGATTACCATCGGCATTCACTCCAATTGGAGCGCCAGTTGCATTTGATCCTTCACCAATAAGGATTATTTTTCCGGCAGTGAGTTCAAGATCACCGTTATCGATAAGCGTATCAGTTGAACCAGTTACACCTAAGTCTAACTTTGTTCCTGCATTTGCATGATCAAACGGGGTAACTATTTCTACACATACATTATCAACAAAATCACCTAATTTAAGTTCACATAAATTAAGTGATTCGTTTGCGCCAGTGGTTGCCACAAAATCGGCCTCCGTAACACTAAACATATGGGTAAAACCCTGCCTTGTTGCTTCTTGATTTGTTAAAGAATATTTATTCATAACTTTATTTTAACCTCCTTATTAACTACCACCAGTTCCATTATCGATTGCAGCTAGTCCCTTTGGATTTTTACAACAAAGAGAATAGATAGTCTTGGCGTAACCGCGAGGTCCACCACCTTCATCGTCTAAATTATGAACCGTTAGAGGCTCCATGTATTGAAGCTCTAAGAGATCCAGATCAAGGAGCAATCCTACTTCCGTATTAAACGTTGTTCCGTTATGATCTAAGAACACAGACGGCATCACATTCACCCGACCAAAACTGGAGTTAAAAATCTTAACTTCCAAATTAATGGTCTTTTTAACTGCTTGATCGTTTATTGTGTAACGAGAATAACCACTCGCACTTTCTAAACGTGTGAAGTTATCAATCTTCTCAACTACTTCAGGACCAAAAACACCCATGTAAGTTTTTTTGGCTGAATGAGTCTGGTAAAGAGATTGCAACACTCCATTAAGATCACCTTCAGTAAGATTGCCAGCAGCATTAATATCTTGCTCTTGCGGAGTAGCATAATCGGCTGGAATATCTGCCGGAGTTGCCCTCGAACCTAATGTGTCTGTGCCAACCGCATTACGACCACTAGCAGTCCAACTGAACAACCCGCGAGTTTTCCAAGCGTCTGAACCGTTACCGGATTGACGATCATTCCTAGAACAGATTGTTGCTTCGATGTCGCGCTTCATTTCGCGAAGCGTTTTCATTTTAGCGTAATCATATTCATTGGATACCGCTGCGGTATCGACCAACATTTGAACATCGGAAACACCAAAATCGCGGGTAGCAATTTGAATGTAGTTACCAAACCGCTGACGTTTTGCAGCTTTGTTTGTAAACGACCCAATGTCTTTTCCTTCTGGCTGACCATCTGTTGATGGTGATGCCAACTCGTCTGCGAGAACTTCTGTAAAAGTTCCCCTTGGCCCCGGCCCTTTACGCATGGCGGAAACAACGGGAGTTTGTTCTGGTTCCAAGATGGTTAATACATCTCGGAGATCTTCCCTGTTACCACCAGTAGTGCTAGGCGAGGCATAACTATTTGCTGATGCCATAGTATTTTATCCTTTTTTTATGCCGCATTGCGGCGTGCCTTGAGCAATTGTAATACCGCATCAGCGCTACCATTGGATTCATCAACGTATTTCTCAGCATCAACAATTTTAGCTGCACTTTTGCCCGCTGCCGCTGGTGGCGGCGCGCTTGCAGGAGTAGCTACTTTTGTTGGCTCAGTAGATGATTGTACTTTTTGTGCTTTTGGCTTGGCCGAAGTCTTGTTTTGGGATGCTTCCAATTGCTTGTTATACATCCCTAAACCCATCTGAAACACACCCGCTAAAACTTCATAATGTGGAAAGCGTTTTATCTCTGGTAGTTGCTGCAAAATCTGTTGGTACTCTGCATAAAGAGGATCTGAAGAATCATTCCAGGCGGGAAATTGTTGACGAGCAACTGCTCTCATTTGAGCATTTTGATCAATCCACTTTTCACGAGAAGGAATGTGTTCATTCAAATTATCCTCTGCATACTTTAGAATACCTTCTACCTGATCTTCATCGTAGACTTGCGTCTTACCATCTGGAAAAGACATTTCTCCTCCATTTGGATTTCGCAAAGCCCACAATCGCCAATCACGGTTTTCCTTGATCTTCTCTTTTAACTCTTTTTTGGTCATTACATCGGCAAGTGGATCACTTGCTTTCAGTTGTTCTGTACCCTGTTTATTGATCTGATCTTGGAGTTTTTGATTTTGCGCCTCTAACTCATCTGAACGCTTTACTTCATCTTTCCAATTTTCTTCGGCAAGTTTTCGTTTAGCGGTTAATTTCGCGATGCGCTTATTAACTGACTCCTGCGCCTTGTCATCTAACCCGGTTGATTCCTCCTCGTCATCAGCGTCTTGCGCTTCAGGATCATCGGTTTCTTCCGGCTCAGATAGTTCCTCTGGCTCATTAAGTTCATCACCTTTCGGTAATTCTTCCGTTTCGGTATCTGATACGTCTGTTTCGGCTTGCTCTACGTTTGCCTCCACAGTTTCCGATTGAGCGCTTTGACTATTTGTTAACAAATCACCCAAGCCCTCCAAGGTGATGTTATCCGCGTCATTTGTGGCAGACGGTGTGCCTACTGGTTTATCTAATGTTTCCATGCTTTTAACCTTGCAAGTCGGTAACAGGGTTTATTTTGAGGCTAACCACAGAAAAGCCTTTAAAATTGAGTAATAACACGTTTTGGGGTGGGTTTGTCTAAAAGTTTATTCCTTAAACAACCTTAAAGACCTTAAAATGACCTTAAACACCTAGAATTAGGCAACGTCATCTTCTTCTTTTGGCTTATTAATATAAATAAATTGAGTTTCAAGACCCAATAAAGCGCTAATACTCCCTAAATTATGAGTGTTTCTGTAAGGTTCATGTGCATTAGCAGGGTTAGTTGTGTAGATAACCATTTCATCTTTTAACGAACTTATTAACGCTAATACCGCATTAAAACGCGGATCGCCCATTAAAGTGCGAAGATCAATGTCTCTTACTTCAGTATTTAATTTATATTCTTCAATAGTCATTTTTTATTTAATTTTACTTTCTCCATTCCTTTTCTAAATCTTACCCAATTCTGAAATACTATATCTTCGTTATCTCCGCGTGCGCTTACAGAGCAACGAACACATTGCATTTCCCATTTGATCCCAGTTTTGCGTAATTTTATTAAATGACCACAAATTGGACATTCATCACTCCGGGACTTGTTCTTCTCCTTTGACATTTAAAAACCTCCTTAAACTTTCCCGACTATAATATCTATAGCCGTTATTTATTCTTATAACTTCCAACTGATCCGAATCACCAAGCGCTCTAATTTGTTTTGTATCTAAACCAGTGATTTGACTGACAATCATAGGTTTTAACAACAATGGCAGATCGTTAAATTTCATTTTAAATAAGCCCCGCCCCATTGTTTTGTTGCATTAACGGTTACGCCCTTGAGGGAAGGGACTTGGCGAGCAGGGGCGAGACTAAATTTATTTGTTTTTTTCATCCGAATCTTTTTGGTTCCTGAAACCCTCCAGTTGCTTGCATATTATTTTCATCGATATAAAAAATGCCTCTTTTAAATAAATACCTATCAGGATCGATAACATCTTTAAGCGCTCCCTTTAATCCATCTAGTCCGGTATATTCAGCGTAGGCATAAATGCTTTGTTCACATTCACTACTAATAAAAAACTTGGGATGATTCATTGCACTAACTGGAGAACTTTCATCGTAATCCAACATATCATTTATAACAGTAATCCCATCTTCGATGTCACCTCCCGGCCCTGCGTGCCAAACAATACTTTCACCAACAACATTGCCTTCACTATCCTGCTGTTCTTCATCCATCATACTAATGATTGATTGCCCCTGCTTTACGTTTGGAACTTCTGCCCCACCACCTCTTGGATCGATTACTCTTTCAAATATATCTTCATTACCTTCCAGTTTTTTTATCAATTTTTTATATGACAAAATCGACATCCCCAATGGAGTTTGAGCGCTTCCGGGTTTGCCGTCTGGCTTATCTGAAGGTAAAGCCCATTCACCGTATGTTTTACGGTCTGGCCATTCACGATAAAGCCACACTCTTTCCAAATCATCGATGATGTACCATTTTATGAACCAATTTTTTGTACCCCCCGGATCACAACTACAATAACGAGTTCCCGTAGTGGGTATATCTTTTGGATCTACTACATGGACGTTTTCATTAAAGCGTGGAAATGCCTTTCCTTCTAATCGTTCAGCCCATCCATAAGCACGAATTTTTATTTCCTCAGTACTCTTTCCATCGAGCATTTTAATAATGTTTTGATAACCCCCAAACGGGTTCCAAATACTATGAAAACAAATGATTGCAGCGCTTCGACTTCTAGCTTCCAAAATGTACGGCATCTCTCCTTTTTTACATCCCGGCACATGAATGTTTTCTTGTTCCAGTAATTCCGCAGGACGACTTTCTACAACACGAGATCCAGCCAAGTATTCTTTAACTGTCATTGTGTATCCGCGAACAGGGGTAAAAGTAATTAATAACTTTCCACTTCGAGTAACAATACGGTAGCGCAATGTTTTAACTAATTCATAACCGATCAACTCATCTGCCCATATAAAATCAAGCTCTCCACCTTCATAAACCTTGTCATCCATTGAGTAGTTTAAAAAACGTGTACGACTACGGTTTGGCAAAATAAAAACCTGATCAGCAAAACCACTTTTATCAGTCCATCTAACATTTGTGGTTTGCCCTTGTTTACCAATGTTTCTCCATTCTGGAGGGAGATATTTTCTTACAACGGGTTGTTGCATTTCAACTGAAGAGGGCAACGTAGTGTGTAAACACCAAGTATTGATGGCATCATTGAAAGCCATTTTATTAGCCACTGTCCGGGCCGCGTATTCAGTTTTGCCACTTCTGTTCCCTCCAAGGATTAACAACTCATCATATTCTTCAAGTAACCGATCCGCATCCTTCCAAGGATCGAGTTTTATTCCGTAACGCAACGGATCATCTTTTGCTAATTGTATAACTCTTTCACGCTCTTGTAATTGGTCTAATAAAAAATCAGTGCCATGCTTCTCTGCAATGGCAATCATCTCTTCATTAGAAAACGATTCTATTCCCGGATAAGGAGTTTGTTTAAAAATTTCATTCATCAGATTTTACCTCAATTACACTTGCTTTTTTTTCTCTTAATTCTTCTTTAATCTGATTTAAGCGTTCATTTAATTGTTCAGCATTTATTTCTTGCCGGACTTCGTGAATCTGGGTTGGCATACCCTCAAATTTCTCAAGGTGATCCGATACAATGCCCCAAGTAATTGCTTTGTCTTTACCTTTAATTTCATTGTTTTCTAGCGCCTCCATTAACCCATCTGTTGCCATTCGATGAAGCACCCTTACCTTTTCTAACGCACGTTGCCTATATGAAGCCAAGCGACCATCCTGATCTGCGCGGCGCTCAAGTGCTGCAACTGTGTTGCGACTTACCTTGCAACGTCTTGCTATTTCTTTATGCGTGATATTGGGATCAACAAGTAATTCTAAAATATAATCAACCTTCTCTTTATTTCTTTCAATTATTGCACCACTAAACTGCCCCGGTTTTGTTTCGTATGCTGTAACCAAAGCGTTAGTCTGTTCTAACACTTGATCAGGCGAAAACAGTTCTGATTGAGGCTGGTTTATAGGTTGAGTCATTTTTTATTTTTTAAATGATTTAATATATCTTTTCCCAGTAATTTGCTTTGTGAAATTTCCAAGTAAATATCTGCTGCTCCACATTCAAAGAATTCGTTTATTAATTTAAGTTCGGTTTTTGTGTAATGTACTACTGAATCTTTTTTTATTCTTTTAGTCTTAACTTTTGACAGGAGTCTGTAATCACTTATTGCTTGCTCAATAACTGCTGCTGCAATGTAAGCTGCTCCTTTATTACAAATCATTCTCTTGCTATTTCATCAGCTTTTTTTGCCCACTCTTCTGCACCTCTTAAATCTTCTTCAGACAAGCCTTGTTGTACTGATGAAAATTTTCCAATTTCTTGATAATCAAAAGTCTCAAACCTGACACATGACTTATGGAATTTAAAATCGACCTCCCCTGTTGGACCACTTCGCTGTTTGGCTATAATTAATTTGCAATGTTTAGTGTGCATATCTTCTCCCTTCATCAACTCTTCCTCTTCAGGAGATCGTGGAATTACTTCATGCAATAAACCTACAAAATCTGCATCTTGTTCAATCTGGCCACTTTCGCGTAGATCCGCTAATGATGGAGGTTCGTATTTGCTTTTTGCTGCATTACGATTGAGTTGAGCCAATGCAAGAATTGGGACATCTAAATTCTTTGCTATTTCCTTTAATCCGCGACTTACCTCTGCAACTTCCTCCTGACGGTTATACATTTTGTTTTTAGTACCCGCTTTTGCCAGTTGAAGATAATCCACCAATATTAAATCTACCCCATGCAACAACTTTACTTGCCTAGCTTTGCTTGCAATTTGAGCAATGCTTAACCCCGGACGATCATCTACCCAGATTGGTATGCTGTTTAATTCTTGATCTGATTTTGTAATTTTTGCGTAATCCTCATTAGTAACATTACCCGACCTTAACTGGACCATGTTTGCCCCGGAATGACTATGCAGCACGCGAGCCGCCAGTTCTTTAACTGTCATCTCCATACTAAAAACTAAACATGATTGCGGTTTGTCAGATATTGGCTTTGAAACAAGCTTACCTTCACGCCTATCCGGGTCGTTAAATTTAATTACTTGGTTTAAAACTATGTTCATTCCTAACGCGGTTTTTCCTCCTCCCGGCCTACCCGCAATAACAATCATTTCACCTTTAACTAAGCCGCCAGTTTTTTTGTCCAGGAACTTATATCCAGTCGGTAAACCTGATAACACTGCGGTTCCCCTTCTATACTCATCAAGTAGGGCAGTAGTTTTTTTAAATTCATCTGGAAGGTGCGTTAAATTTTCTCCTTTTTGATCTGAGTTAATTTGCAAAAGTTTACCTTCTAATTCTTCCAGCACTTTTTTTGTCGCTCCAGTTGTGACGTTTAAGTGTTCATATGTTTCTTTAAGTAAAGTTCCTGCTTTTCTTTTTAGTTGAGCATCCCTAGCTATTTTTAGGTAATAGTCTAAATTTTGAGCGCTTGGAACAGAGTCTTGCAATTGCATTAACAACACGGGCCAAGTCTGTGGGGGAACAGTATCCTGTTCCTTTAATTTCATTGTTAATTGCAGAATATCCGGTTTTGTTCCATTAGTTACTAAATCAAGTAAACTTAACCAAATGATCCTATGATAATGAATGTAAAATAATTCAACCGCATCATTTCCAAACTTATCAAATATTTTAAAAACAATTTTATCTGGTTCTAATAAACTGCAACCCAACACCCCCTGCTCACATTCTTCATTGTGATATATTTCTAAATTAGAATCGTTCATACTATGCGTTTATTAATTGATTTTTTATTTGTTTTTCCTCTTCACACAATTGCCACCATCTTTCTCTTTCGGGATGATCTGACTCTACGGGTTGATAAGCACCGGGATCTCCGGGGTGATTTTCTTTTTGGGATAAAATTTCTTTCAACCGCGTATTTGCGGTCATGGTCCTGATATGTTCGGGCTGATTGACGAGCGCTTTTTTTTCGGATTTTTTTTTCAAATTCCGACCATGTTCGTTGAAATAACGAACACATTTTCGGACCATTAAACCATGATTCTTGGCATATGGTTTAGGTTCGTTTGTTCTTGGATTGTAAAACCAACCTTCTTCAACACATTGATCATACCAATCTGATGCCCACTCACGCGGTACACCTCCTATGTCAGCACCTTCAATAAATCTTTTTTTAGATACTACCCCGTTAAGTTCCGTTATAATTCCGTTAGTTTCCGTTCCTATATAGGGGTTTTCCAAATTGACATCTCGTTTTTCCAAATTGACATCTCGTTTTTCCAAATTGGCATTTTGTTTTTTCAAATTAACATCTCGATTTGTCGAATTGGGAATATCTACATTTAAACAAATTGTGAATTTTTGTTCATATCTATGACCAGATTTCTCAAGTATATTTGATTTAATTAATTGATTTAATTTACGGTAATAAGTGGTCGTTTTAAGTGAAGTTAATGCCATTAAAGTTTCTTTATTTGCCCACACTTCTCCCTTCTCAGAAACATATGCCATTGCTACAAGAAGCAATTTTGCAGACGGATCATCCATTGGCAGCGCTAACGCTGCTTTGACTAACTTTAGGCCCATTATCGTTCCACATAGGCCGAATATGCGGCCCATTTGCGATTTTGAATTCCCAAAGTCTTCCACACGCATCTACCAAGCACATTTTGTTTTTGGTTCCCATTTGTATAGTTACCCAATGCCATCTTTCCGATTTTTTCGGATGATTTACCAATGCTTGTATTTCTGCGTGTTTTTTCTTTGTCCACTCTGTTTTCACCATTTCCCCGGCCAACGAGGTAAACTACGCGCTATATTCCACACGTTGCCTCCATCAAGATCAGCAGGAAATGTCATTGGGTTTCCTAAATGATCCGTAGGTCGGAAATTTTCACTTGTTTTGACTCGAACCATTACAAGTTCACCATTTTTACGTTTGGCTTTTATGATTCGCTTATTAGGAAAACCACCTTGTATAAAGGTTAGAATTTCCTCGTTTTTGCTTTTATTCTGCTCTGTGAGCGTTTCTTTTTCGTCCGTAGAGATAACACACCCTACGACATCCATAAGACGTTCAGCGCCTTCTTGCGTGTAAACGATAACCCTTCCGGCTTTTCGCCAATCTTTTCCTTTGTTTAGGTTACGTTTTCTATGCCCCGCAATAGATTCACGGGTAATTCCTAACTTTTTACTTAATTCTGATTCTGAAATTTCAGGAGTCATTTTTCGATTTTTTTATGACTCGATTACCATTTTTGGCTATCCAATCTTTTCTTAATTGAGTTTCTAAAGCATTAGCAGGGGCAATTCTGCCCTCTTGAATCATTTTTTTTATTCCTTTGCTAAGATCTTTACTGGTTTGCTGCCAACTTTTGTCACTATCTTTGAAAACCATGTGTCCGGCATCACTTACCTTTTCTCCTGTTAAATTTGGCCTCGGCATATTTTAAATTTTTTTTTTGGGGAGCATTAGTGGCGATCAAAGCGAGAAACGATTCTCTCGAAACATCTTAATAGTTTTCTGTACCACTAAATTGATCATTTGTAATATTTTGTCTGAGACTGAATCCATAACTAATCCGCAAGGCCGCAAACTGTTTTGACCCCCCCCCCGGCTCACTAGAATGAAAGCCAGATTTTGCCCTTTTGGTCCGTAATTGGTACTAGATCCAGCATTTTGCCCCTTTTGTTTAGTATTTAGCTTTATAAATTGCTGCTTGATCGACAGCGACTCTAACCCTCGGAACCCGTTCAAGTGTCTCGCCTTTGTTTGGATCTGTCCGGGCAAGAACCCATTTATTTTAGTCCAGATCATATTTAATTAGTTCCAGGGGGAACTTTTTCATGCTCTATCTCTCGCCGATCCGGGCTTATCCCTAGTTTAATAGGGAAAGAAGGAGAGAATGAACACCTTGCTCCCTCTAGATATTTACGGATTGAAGCGGTTGAAACGTGCGTGATCCCATTACCCAACCTGAAAGCTTCAAGGGTTTGGGCTTTAATTAGCCGCCGGATCGTATCGCTGGAACAATCCAGCATTGCCGCCGCTTCTCTAATCCTCACAACTATTCTTGGCCCTCGTTTGATTGCTTGCATTGCGTTTCATCCTTTCCAGATCTTTAAACCCGTCAAATCAAAAAAAAGGTCCGGGGGGTCTAAATCCCTTAAAAAACAAAAAAAGGGCCGGATTTATTGACCTAAAAAAAATAACGTATTGCGTCCAAATTGCATTGCATTATTCAAACCGCTTGCGATAGATTTGGCCCACTGCATTGCAATCTGGTTGCATTGCACAAACAAACGCAAAAATAAAATGCAAATAAAGCGAAAAACAA